TGCGCCCGAGCGCATCGCCGATGCGTACCGGCCGTCCGCCCGCCGTGCGCGCCGCGCCGACGGGGGAGAGGTAGTAGAGCGTCTCGGCCGCCGTCACGAGCGAGCGGCCGGAGTCCTGCTCCGCGCCGAGCGCGGCCGAGGCCACGAGCTGGAAGTTTGTAGGCCGCGTGCCGTAGAGTCGCCAGAGCCCGCCGGGCTTGAGAAACACCACACCGCTGCCCGTCGCCGCGCAGCCGGAAAAATCCCCCGGTGCGCCGACATCCACGCTCCACGCCGCCGTGGCGACCGCGCCGTTTTCGTCCGCCTCGTACCAGAACCAGCTCAGCGGATCGCCGAGCTTTGTGCACCACACGCTGTCGTGCGCGCACGCCCAGAGGCGGTTGCCGTAGCTGCACGCGTGCTGCGCGTCGGGCACGCGCCGCGTGATCGTGACGCCGTTGACTGCGCCCGCGCGCACGAATGTGTCCGGGTCAAAGCGCAGCCGCGCCCCGTCGATGCCGCGCAGAATGTACGTGCCGTTGTTGCGCACGTCGCCGAAGCCGCTGAGCGTCACGGCATCGCCGGTGCGAAAGTCTGTGCCCGCGCCGTCGGCCACGAGGATGCTCGCGCGCCCGTCGCCGTCCGTGTCTGCGCCCGCAAGCGTCACGCTGCCGCTCCAGCTTGGCTCAGCGCTGCCGAACGTGCCGTCTGCCGGGCGGAACCAGATCTTGTCTGGCCAGATGAGCACCGTACCGCCGAGCGCTGCGAATACCTTCGGCGTGTCCGTGAGCGTGCAGCCAGGCACGGCCTTTCCGTTATAATACAGAGTCGTGCCGGCGCACCAGAGCAGCCCGTCTCCGGCTGCGAACAGGCCGTTCGGCGTGCCGCTGCACGGGTAGATGCACGTGCGGCCGGGGCGTGTCGAGAACAGGGGGCTGTCCGCTGCCGAGCCGTTGGTCATCTCGTAGATGCCGCCCTCGGGGCAGGACGGGCGGTGGTCGTAGCCGCGAAAGTCCGTCTGCACATGGCGGACGGCAGCCATGCGCCGCGGAAATGTGGGTAGATACATGCCTTGCCTCCTTACAGGTTGAGCGGCTCGCCGTTGTGATACAGCTCGCCGCACAGGTCGATCTTCCCGGCCGAGAGCATCAGCTCCGGCAGATCACCGCGCGTTGCGGAGATCACCGCGCCGCTCTTGTGAAAGATGAGATATTTGCGCTCGAGGCTGTTCTCGCTGCCGATGTGCAGCGTGTCGGCCACGGTCGTGATGCCGTTGAGGTCGATCTTGTCGGCCGAGAGCGCGATGCTGCTGTCGCCGTTGTTGATGGCGGCGACGATGGCCGCCGCGTTCACGCCGTCGGCATCGGTCACGAGCGCGATGCGTGCGCCCTGATCGCTCACGGTCTGCTCGAGCGCGGCGACATTGCCCTCGGCCGACGTCAGGCGTGTCTGCAGGGTGCCGGCGTCGAGGCTCAGCTGTGTGATGCTGCCGTCCGCGCCGTCGATGCGCGCGCGGATCGGCGAGAGCAGCCGCGAGAGCGCCGCGGCGTTGAAGTTCTCCGCGCCGAGGTTCGACAGCGTGTACTGCAGCGCCTCCAGCAGCCGCGGCACGGTCTCCTCCAGCGCCGCGAGCCGCTGCTCGACGGTCTCCTGACCGGTGCGCTCCGGCAGGGAAAGCTCCAGCGGGGAATAGTCCGTCATGCGTCGTCATCCCCTCCGCCGTGCTGCGATATGTCTGCGCGCAGCACGGCGATCGCCCGCACGAGAAACTGCGGCAGCGGCGCGCCAAGCGCGCCGGCGTTTTCGACCACACTGCCGAGCTCCGTCAGCAAATACCACGCCGTCACGAGCGGGCACAGCAGCACGTCATAGTGTACGCCCAGCCCCGGCACGCTGCCGAGCAGCGCCCGCAGCGCAAAGTCCAGCAGCGCCGCCACCAGCACGCCCGCTACGCTGCCCGCCTTGTGCCACAGCCCTTCGCGGGCGCAGCGGCTGCTCCATGTGCCTGCGCGCAGGGCGGCAGCGCTGCCGGTGGCATAGTCGAGCAGCATGGCCAGAAACCAGGCGGCCGCAAGCCACCCGGTCCAGCCCCAGAACGCCGTCAGCGCTGCAGCGGCCGCTGAGGCCGCCGCTTTGATCGTTGTGAGTCTGTCCATTTATGTCTCCTTTTGTTCATCTACCATGCGCTGACACACGATCATCGTGCGCAGCATGTCCTCCGACACGTCGAGTTTTCCGTCCGTGTTTCCCTGCAGTGCGCCGCGGTCGATGAGCCGCTGCGCGTCGGCGCGCGCCCATTGCGGCATCTCCGCCACGGAATCATAGCGCGGCATATCCGGCACCTCCTCTCGATCTTCCTTTGCCATCGCCTCGGCGACGTCGCGCCGAAAGCCGTCCATCGTGTAGCCCGCGCCATAGGTGTCCCACAAATATGTCGGGTCTGCGTGGTTGCTCGCCGCGCCGCGCCGGTGTCCCTCGGCGTGCCCGATGAGGACGCCGTCCTGCACCGGATCAAGGCCGTACTGCTTGCACAGTGCGGCGAACAGTGCCACCGCCGTGCGGTACGTGCCTGCGATCTGCTCCGCCGCCTCGTCACGGGTCATGCCCGCGCTCGGCTCGGTCATCTCCACACCGATGTGCGTAGAATTGGCGCTCCCGCCGCAGTGCCAGCCGCGCATCTCCCACGGCAGGAGCTGATACACCGTGCCGTCCGCCTGCGCGACGGCGTGCACGCACACGCTCTGCCCGCCCGGCTGGTACTGATCCATGTAGCGCACCAGCGCCCTTGCCGACGGCTGCGGCGTGCCGACGCTGTGCAGCATGATGCCGCGCGGTGTCAGCGGCGCGCCCGCCTGATAGCACTTGTTTTGCGTCACAAACGCCGGAATGATCTGCATTCCATCGCCTCCTTATTCGATCGGTTCGTCGATCGTGATGATCAGGTTCGCGCCCTTACCCTTTGCGCTCACGCGGAAATACGCCGCGGAGGCGGGCACGTTGCTCGCCGCTTCCGTCACCTGAAACGTCATGGCCGTGGCGCTCTCCGGAATGCTGCTCGGGTAATAGACGCTCGTGTCGATCTTTTTTGCCGGCATGACGTTTCCGAGCAGCTGGAATGTGCTGTCGTACCATCCGACGCGGGAATGCTCTTCCGCCTTTGAGAATATGATCCCGTCGCCGCCGATGCGGTAGATGTGCTTTGTCACGTTCCCGGACAGCGGAATGAAGCCGGTCGTCACAAACCCGTTTTCCTCCTGTACGTCTCCGGACGACGCCAGGTTATAGCCCTCCTGATACGGCAGGGATGCCCCGCTGCTGTCCACGGCTGTGGGCACAACGTTTGTGTATGTCACGGGCTTCGATGCCGTTGCCGTGATGGTGATGTCTCCGGTCACGCGTGCGACGGACACTACGCCGGTCTCGGCATTGTATGCCGTCGCCGTGATGTCCGTGCCGCCCATGCTGACCCTGACGGTGTCGAAGGTGTACCCGTTTTTCGGCGTCAGCGTGGTCGTGTATGCCGCGCCGTCTTCGACGGCGGTCGCGGCGTTGCTGCCGCAGCAGCCGGTGAGCGTTGTCCGGACGGCGCGCATGATCACCGCAAAATCGAACGACAGCGTGCGGTCATAGCCTGCGCCGTAGCAGAATGAGTAGATCTTTTTCTCCGCCGGATCAATGACGTTGACGGTGAACGCCGTATCGGTCGCGCCCGGTGCTTTGCTGTAGGTCGTCTCCTCACCGAATTCGATCCGGTTGCTGTCCGGCAGGTCGTTTTCTCCTACTTCGTTTGTCCGGTAATAGTTGGCGGACGGGCAGCAGATGCGCAGCGCCGCCATCTGCTCCGTCGGCGGGTCGGACTGGGAAACGTTGTCCGGAACAACGTAGATCCTGGATGTCTTGAAGTTGTGCAGATGCCCGTGGAAATTCCCGTAGCAGACAGCGCCGTTTTTCCCCGCAAAGGAGACCGTCTCGCCGCCGATCGTGACGCTGCCGCCGTCCAGATACGCCTTGAGCACCTTGCCGCCCGCCCGCGCGCTGCCCCAGTCCAGCGGGTAGTGCCCGAGGATCACAAAGCCCCACGCCGCGCAGTCCGCCTTGCTGCCGAGGTCGGCAAGCGTCTGCGCGAACCACAGCAGCTGTGCCTCCGAGAGCGCATCGGCCGCGGTTTCTCCGCCGGTGATCTCGCCCTCAACGGTGTTGAGATTGATGATGCGCAGCTTTTTGCCGGAAAGATCCCGGTAGCAGTATCCGGCCTCCGCGCTGCCGTAGACCGCGCCCGTGTTGTAGTCGGAAAAATACTTCCGGATCAGCGCCGCGCCGTACAGATTTGTGAGGCTTCCGGTTTCGGCCGCGAAGTATTCGCCCGTGTCGTGGTTTCCGGGCGTCCAGAACTGCGGGATGCCGCGCAAGCCCTCCTCGATCCAGCGGTGAAACTCCCTGCACTGCGCCTCGAACTGCGCCGCCGTGGTCGTCTTGTACCCGAAGGTGAGGTCCCCCAAAAACGCCGCGAAATCCAGCGGCGTCACGTGCGACAGCGCCTTGATCGCGCGGCAGGCGTCCATGTTTCCGGCCTCGATGTTTGCCTTCCAGCCCGTGGATTCGTCGGTTGCGTGGTGTGCATCAGCGACCGACACAAAGACGATGCTCGACGCAGTTTTCACGGCCTGCACCTTCTGCGCCAGCGCGAGCACGCCGTCCTTGACGTAGTCCGGGATGTCAGCGTGGGCGATCTGATCGCCGCCCGCGATGCTGCGCACCGCCGCGCCCATCTGCGCGAGCCTGTACGTTTCCGCACCGCCTGTTTTCTCGCGGATGGCGTCGGCGATGTCCTGCACGGAAGCTTCTTCGTAGAGTTTTTTCATCAGTAGCTCACCTCCGTGCCGTCGGCGATCGTCACGGTCTGCGCCGTGCTGCCGTCGTACATAACCGTCGTGCCGCCGATGCGGATCGTCAGCGCCTTCGGGTTCGGCAGCGCGGCGGGCGCGATATTCTGCGTCATCAGCTCGATCCTGACCGGGACATCCCAGACATCGCTGGTCGTTTTCGCCTGAAGCTTGACGGCGCAGAACGTGTGCCGCTCGGAATCGGCCACAAGCGACGAGAACGTGAGGATGCCGTTCGTTGCACCCTGATAGAGCATCAGAAAGTGTTCGCCTTGAAACTCGAGCTGCGCATAGACGCGGTGCGTCGGATTTGCGCTGACGTAGGCGTGCAGCTCCGCCGGCGTCATGTCGGCCGTCGTGCCGGACAGATCGCCGCCGACGTGGATGATCCGCGTCTGCTGTGCCATGCCGTCGAGCTTTTTCTTGTCCGCTGCCGACATCAGACCGGCTGCCGCCGGCGTTGCCTCCGCTTGTCCGGATTTTTGGTCCCATGCCGCCGCCCGCTCCGCCGTGATGCCGTCGAGCACGGCCTTGTTTGCGTGCCGGTGGCGCATGGCGGAGTTGATGGCGATCTGATGGCTCTGCCCAGGCGACGGGACGGCGGCGCCGTTCGTGCGCTGGTGCCACTTTGCGTATTCATCGAGTGCGGCGTTGAACAGCGCCATGCTGTCGGCGTAGTGCGCGGTCTCGTGTGCGGCGTAGTCGCACATGGCGATGACGTAGTACACGTACAGGCGGTCAAACGGCGCCGGCACGAGCAGCACGGTGCCGCGTTCGGTGTCCGCGTCATAGGTCACGCACTGCTCGGGTGCCGCGCCGAGGATGCGCGTCTGGATCATGCTCTCGCATTCGTTGAGCCACTGGATCTTTGCCGCGTCGTCCCACGCGTTCGGGCAGATCGCGTCAATGCGCGTGAGTGCCTGCTGAAGCGTCGCCATGCTCAGAGCCCCAGCGCGCCGCTCTCGGCGGCAAAGCGGGCGGTCTCGCGCTCGATGAGCGCGCCGGTGCGCGCGTCCTGCGCCTCACCCTGCGCAAGCACGAGGGCAAAGCGGCGCGCGATCGTCACGTCCTCGCCGCGCGGGATGCGCACGGTCTCGCCGTTGACGGTCACGATCTTATCCTCCTTGTAGCTGCCGTTGTCACGAAACAGGTGCACGGTCACGGGCTCGCTCAGCCAGGCCTCGGCGGCGCGGTCGGTCATTTTTCTGGTTGCCATAGTGTATTCCTCCTTGTGTGAATGCGTGCCTCCCGCCGTAAGGCGGGAGGGTCAACTTGTAAAGAGCCTCGCAGAGTTTCGCCGCCGGAGCGGCGAAAGAAAGCGAAATCATTTTCTCAGGCGACATGTGCGGCTGAGAAAATACTTCTCGGCCTGCAAACGTGCGAGCTGTCCGCCTTCGGTGGACAGCGAGTGCGATGCAGTCAGGCCGCAATCCCTTTCTGTCAAAAAAGCGAAACTTTTTTGACAGCTTCTGCCTCCCGCCGCAAGGCGGGAGGCACGGGGTGGATTTCTTTACTCGGTGTAGGTGCTGCAGGTCTCGATGCGGCGGATGGCGCTGTCATCGAGGCGCACGGCGACCTTCGTGGCCTTCCAGCCGACGCTCGCGCGCTGGTTGAGCGGGTCGCCCGTGCCGGCGGAGCCGAGCTGCTTGACGATGTGCTCAAGCCCGCCGCCGGTGATCTCGGTCGTGCCGTAGCCGTCCGCGCCGAGCACGAGCGTGACGTACACGTCGCGTCCCTGCGCACCGGCCTCGCCGGGGTAGAGGATGGCGTTGTCCTCGACTGTGACCGGGGCGTCGACGGTCATGGAGCTCGCGGTGTTTTCCTTGACGGTCACGCAGGCATTGCCGATGAGCACCTGACGGCCGACGAGTGCGCCGGGCTTGACCGTGCCGCCGTCGAACGCGACGGTAGTCTTGCCGCTCACCGCGCCGTTTGCGAGCAGCGTGCGGCTGTCGGCGGCCAGATCTTCGGCGTGGAAGATCTTTGCCTCCGTGCTCTCAACGAAGCGGCAGCCCTCGATCTTGCCGATCTCGCCCTCGTACATGTGCTCGGTGTCCACGTACTGGTGCGGCGCGAGCCATTTCGGGTCGTTCATGAGGTCGTATGCCACGTCGGGGTGGATGATGACCGGGAACGCGCCGTCGATGCGGCGGCAGTTGGCGTTTTTGAGTGCGCGCACGGCGCGGCGGATGCAGTCGACGGTCAGGTAGTTGTTGTCGGCAGCGCCGGCATTGCCGCCGCGCAGCAGGTAGCGGGCGGACACGGACTCGTCGGCGTACTGCACGTTGTCGCCGCCGACGAGCACCTCGCGCGTGATGGTGTCGAGCGTGCGTCCGGCCTGTGCGCCGAGCAGCTTCGTGGCCATGGTGAGGTTGTTGTCGATGGCGGTCAACAGCAGCAGGTCGCTCATCTGGATGTAGCCGCCGTACTGACGCACGGCCGCCTCGACGGTGCTCATGCTCAGACTCTGCCCGTCGGGGGTCACGCCCTCGGTCAGGGCGGTCAGTGCCTTGCCGAGCGGGGCGAAGCGGCGAAACTGGATCGTCTTGCCGCCGTTTGCGGGGATGGGGTGCTTCTGCGCGAACTGATCGTGCACGAGCTCGGGCTCGGCCGCGTCGATGAGATAGTCCGAATAGAACGTCTTCATCTCCTCGGTCAGGCTCTGCTGGGTGGTCACCTGCGTGTTTGCGTCAAACAGGCGCAGGTCCATGCGGATGTTTTCCATACTCATGTCTCCTTTTTTCTCTGCTGTCCGCTTCCGGGGACAGCGGCGGGGCAGCACCCGGCCACTGTGCTGCCGTTGGGTTCCTCCTGTGCGGGGGTGCGGCCGGAGTCCTCCGCAACGTGACCGGGGTAGGCTTCAGCGAGCTGCCGCAGGCCTGTCACGGCCACGGTAAACGCCGCGCGCACATCGGTCCGGTCGTCGGCTGCGATGGCTGCGTGTCCGGCGCTGAGCGTCCGCTGCACGCCCTGTGCGCCGAGCGTGTCGAGCGCACCCGCCAGCGCACACATGAGTGCGGATGCCCCGGCGCACACGATGTCGCTGCCCGGGCAGTACGCCGCGTGACCGTCCGCGTGCAGCACGCACCGGCCGTTCCGGCAGATGTACGCGAAGCGGGTCACAGGCTCAGCTTCACGCGCTCACCGCGCTCTGCGCGCGCGGCAAGCTCCGCACGGTCGGCGCGGCTCATGCGCGACACGTCCGGCCGCACCACGATGCCCGCGCCGCCGCTGCCCAGCCCGTTTTCGACCGGGCGCAGACCGCGG